GATCGTATGGCGGTAAGGCAGGACATGGAGCGCATCTCTCGGCAGAGTAATGCTGAACTGGTGGACAAATTGCAGCGTCAAGGGAGAATTTAATGATTAAGACTTGGCCTGATTATTCTGTTGGTTCGTTCCGATGGAAGAAGATGAGTAACGCGGTGGTCAGTAAATCCGTGTTCGGCTCACAAGCGCTCGAAACCGCCATCCCCGTGTGGCAAGTGGAAATGACGGGCGTTCCTGAGTATCGGGAAGATGCGCGGCAGATCGGCGCGTTTATCGACTCGCTGGACGGCTACTCGAATCAGCTTGCATTGTGGAATGTCGAGCATCCGGTTCCCGACGGCACGATGCGCGGCACGATGACGCTATCGGCAAGCGCAGCACAGGGCGCAACAAGTCTATCCATCGTGGCATCAGGGCAAGGCGGCAAAACCCTGCTTGCTGGCGATTACGTGGGATTGGGGGATGGTCTGACGCAGCAAGTCGTGCGCGTAGAGTCTGACGCGACTGCTAACGGATCGGGCGTGATCGTTGTCAGCGTCAATATCCCGCTGCGCAATGCATTCATGACTGGCGCTGCTGTCGAGTGGGATAAGCCGAAAGCGCTGTTTCGTCAGTCGAGCCTGTTTGATGGCATCGAGTACACGCCAGAGTTCGGGCAACCGTGGGCGATGTCGCTGATTGAGGATTACAGGCCATGACAAGCGCAGCACTGCAGACAGCATTAGAAAAGCCGGTTGTTCGTGTCGCTTACTTTGTCGAATTCGCATTCGCTGGCGGCACGTCCCGCATGTCTACGCTCAATCAGACGATTACATGGGGAGGCTATGACTGGCTAGGAGTAGGTGCGATTGGCGGCATTAGCTCGATCAACGAGTCGGAATCCATTGAGTCATCCGCATTGAATTTCACACTGACAGCAGCCGATCCATCATGGATTGCGCTTGCCGTTGGATCAGTCGAGGAATACCGAGGCAGACCAGCGAAGATGTGGATGTGCCCATTGTCTGAATCCTTCCAGTTGATCGATGCGCCGGTGATTTGCTGGCGCGGCGTGATGGACTTGGTATCGGTCGGGTTCGATGGCGAGGATGGGCAGATCATCCTGAAATGCGAAACGTCGGCGTTTGGGCTAAAGCGCAAGCAGGGGCTGAGGATGAACGCGGCACAGCACAAAAAGAAATACCCGTCGGATACCGGTTTCGACTATTTGACCGACCTCATCACGAACAGCCAGCTCTGGCTATCGCGCAAGTTTCAGCAGCAATGAAATTACACGACTACATCACGGCGCACTTAGGTGCGTCTTTTTGTTATGGGCGGCTAGATTGCGTACTTTTCGCTCACGGCTATGTGAAGCAAGCAACTGGTATCGACTATCTCGCGGATGTGCCGAAGTGGGAAAACGAGCGGCAAGCACTCCGGCAGATCAAGGGTGTAGGCGGGCTGGAAGCGGCTATCGACGCAAGGCTTACGCGAGTCAATCCGCACATGGCGAAAGACGGCGACATCGCGCTTTACGAAGGATCGGTCTGCTTATTCAGCGGCCCGCACATCGTCGGCCCCGGCATTAATGGCCTGCAATTTATCGACAGAATGAAAGCGACATGCGCATGGTCTATCTGATTGCTTTACTTCTGCTTCCAACAACCGCATACGCGGCCCCTATTGGCGCAGCAATTGCGGCGTGGTATGCGGCTGCGACTGCCGTTGCTGTGGCGATGGTCGCGGTACAAATTGCGATGGTTGCTTATAGCGTATACGGCGCAGCCAATGCAAGAAAAAAGGCAAAGAGAGACGCAAGGCGTGCGAGAGACGAATATAACGCCAGCCTGACAGATCGCATGATTACGCAAGTGGCGGCTGATGTCTCGCATGTCTACGTCTACGGAGAGGCGAAAGTCGGATCGGCAATCGTCGCCATGTTCACAAGTGGCGACAAGGATCAGTACAAGCATCTCGTCTGCGTACACGCAGCGCATGAGTGCGAATCCATCGATGATGTTTATGTTGCTGGCAAGGCGCTCGGCGCGTTGGATGGTAGCGGATGGGTGACGACTGGCGATTATGCAAACGTAACAACGGAATCCGCGACGGAATACCATGCAGCGGATACTTTTACGCTACTTTATGAGCCAAAACTAGGAATATCTTGTTGGGCGCGTTCGCGTGTTGGGCAGCCATATAACAGGCCAGTGCCTTACATCAGAGACGGTCGCAACGTCACGGTAACTGGCGATCATTACGGAAGCGTTCGCGTAACCTACCAGTACAGCAAAACAACGCCACGCGTTAACGTCAAGAAGCATCTCGGCACGCCAACTGATACGGTTGATGTGTACCTGAATGGCCTATTCCCCGACAAGTGGCCTGCCACATCCGTCCTGCGCGGATTCTGCTACACGGGCATCACGCTCGATCTGAATCAGGCGGAGTTTCAAGGCGGCATTCCTTCCGTCGAAGTCAAGATGAAGGGGAAGAAATTATACGATCCGCGCACCGGCACAACGTATTGGAGCCAGAACAACGCGCTTGCAACGTACGATTACCTGACATCCGAACTGTGCGGCGTTGATCCTGCTGATCTGCCATTGGCGCAATTCATCACGGCGGCGAACGTCTGCGACGAAGCGCAATCGTTCGGCGCAAGATACACGTTTAACGGCACAGTAACGAGCGATCAGGATCAGGCTGGCGTACTCGAAACGATGGCGCAATCGATGGCTGGCGGCATCGTATCGACGACGTGGGATATTTACGCTGGCAAGTACATTGCGCCAGTCATGGCACTGGATCAGACGGATATTGTAGGGTCAATTGCGATTACTCCCGGCATGTCTGATGGCGATCTTTATAACGGCGTAAAAGGCCAGTACATATCGGACGAGAATTCCTATGTTGCAATGGACATCAAGCCGTATCAAAACGCGGCTTACGTCACAGCAGACGGCAAAGAGCTATGGACGAATATCGACTTCCCATTTACCGACAAGTTGCAGCGCTGCCATAACCTCGCACGCAACTTTACGGAAGATCAGCGGAACGGCTACACGGTCAAGGCGGAGTTCTCGCAGAAAGCATGGAAGCTGAAAGTAGGCAATCGCGTCACGCTGACCAGTTCCTTCTTCGAATGGAATGCCAAAGTATTCCGCGTAACCGATAAAGCCTATTCGCCAAAGTCTGCGGTCGAATTAACGCTAAAAGAAGACGCTGCTTCGATATGGGACTTTGCCGATGCGGTAACAGTTGACGCAACGCCTAACACGAACCTTGTATCGCCGTTTGCGATCACGAAACCGGCATCGTTGACTTGCGAGTCCGGGACCGATCATCTGTTGATGATGCAAGACGGCACCATTGTCTCGCGCATATACGTAAGATGGCCAGCGGTATCTGCTGACGAGGTTCAGATCGAGTGGTCAACGGATGGCGCATGGCAGAAATACTCAGCGCCAGCCGATGCAATGCAGGCGTATCTTTCGCCCGTTCTGGATGGGGAGTTCTACACGGTCCGGGCGAGGTCGGTCAATCTGTACGTGAACGTCAAATCAGACTGGACATACGCGACTCCGCATCAAGTCATCGGCAAGTCCGATCCGCCGCCGGATGTATCCGCCTTCTCGATTACGAACGGCGTTCTGTCATGGCCGGAAATATCCCGCGATGATGTCCTCGATCTGGCAGGATACCGCATCAAGTTCCAGTACGGCAGAAATACGTCATGGACGAATGCTGCGCCTGTTCACGCTGGCCTGCTAACTGCCTCGCCGTATCTGCCGGAGCTGATGCCACCGGGCGCAATTACGCTGATGATTCGGGCTGTCGATACATCGGGCAATGAGTCAGCGAATTCTGCTGTCATATATCACAACTTCGGCGATGCGATAGTCGATAACCTGATCCTTTCGTATGACGACAAGGGCGCAGGGTTTCCGGGCGACAAGACGAACTGTGCGGTCATCGGGGGAGATCTTCTGGCTGATGATTCTGGTGATCTGTTCTGGAGCGGCGATACCGACCCATTCTGGGGGATGGACAGCGCTACATTCTGGCCTACAGCTACCTATAAGCGGATGACCTACGTCACGCGCTACCAAGTGCAGCCTGACGAATCAGGATCGCGCCTGACGCTTGCTCTGGCGGTAGCCGCGGCATCGTACAACATCGAATATCGCTACGACACGCAGGGCGAATTCTGGGGCAATGATGCTGCTTATTTCTGGAATGACGATCTCGATATGTTCTGGCCTGCGCCCACGTCGTGGCAGACATGGCCGGGTGCAATCGACAGCATTTCGGAAGCATTGATTGAGATTCGCATCACTACACAGGCAGGAATTGTGCGCGGGGCGTTATCTGCTTTGACGATGCAATTCGATGTCGAGGACGAGTACGAGGAAATAGACGATGTATCCATCCTATCTACTGGAACTCGTCTGCCACTCACGAAAACTTACCGATCTATCAAGAATATCCAGCTAACACTTCAGGATGATGGCGGCACAGCAGGCTCGGCAAAATGGAATGACAAATTGGCATCCGGCCCGCTTGTCTATTGTTTCAACAATTCCGGCGCGAAAGTGGCTGGCGTAATCGATGCTCGCATTCAGGGCGTGAAAGGGTGATATGGCAACACTACCGACAGAAGTAGCAATTACAGCCGCAGAGGTGCCGAATGCTATTCAGAAAACTAACTTTGCGGCGATTCGCAATTTCATTGCCGACCTGCTCGGCACGGACAGCAGCAACAAAGCCGCAGCACGGGCAGCGTTGGGAGCAAGGGCTGACCTTGATGCATACGGCAAAGAGAACATCCTCGGCACCGTCTCGCAATCATCGGGAGTGCCGACAGGGGCAATCATTGAGTCTGGAAGCAATGCCAATGGTGAATATGTTATGTATGCGGATGGGACGCAGATTTGTACACATTCTGTGAGCCTTGGGAACACGGCTGTCGTAACAACCTTTGGGGTGCTCACCCACGCTGCTGCATTTATTAGTGTGCCTTCGACAATATGCACGCTGCGATCCGGTGTCAGCGGCGCACCTTTTGGGTACTACGTTAGCGTCCCAACAACAACAACCCATACCCTTATGATTTCAAATTCTGGCACCTACACGAACGGTTATTTTATAGCTGTTGGCCGCTGGTTCTAAAGGAAACCCCATGCACATCACACTAAATCCCCAGCGCAGCGACGCGACGCTGACCGTATCCAAACAAGGCGACACGCTCACGATCAACGGTATTGCATATGACTTTGCACAGATCCCCGATGGCGCAACACTCCCTAAAGATGCCGTGAATTGCGAATGGCTGACTTCCGATGTTGAGCGCATCGACGGTGAGATTGTGCTGACACTTCTCCTGCCGAATAATGCCAACGCATCCGAAGCAGCACGATTCCCACAACCTATTATTAACCCTGTCGACGGTGAATTGGAGATGCCGAAATGATTGATCTTACCAAGCTCATCACGAAAGAAGCTAAAGAAGCAGCAGCACAATCTGCGAATGTGGCAGCAATTCAATCTCAGATAGACGCAATCGAACAGGCAACAATGGTTCCTCGCGTGACTCGTGAAATGATGCTGTTATGGGCTGATGACATGGCTGCAAGGGAAGCGGAGAGATTGACAGCAGAAGGTACGCCGGCAACGAAAGAGCAGATACTCGCGGCGAATTCCGGCTACCAGAAAACGCTGCTAGTCGAAGCTCAGATACGCGCATTGCGGAAGCTACTGTGATCCTCGTCTACTCACTCGCCCTGATCTGGCTTACCTGGCTGCTGTACGTCGCTGTCATGGCGCTGAAACGCTGCCGCGATGCCGGACTGCTCACGATTCCGATGAAGGTACTCGGTTATCCGATCCTGTTCATCGGGCTTTTCTGCGACTTCCTGCTGAACATGACCGTCTGCTCGGCTCTATTCGTGGAGGTGCCGCATGAGTGGCTGGTCACGGCACGACTGAAGCGTCATGCACGCGAGGCCACATGGCGCGGCAGCATTGCGAGATGGATAGCGTATAGCCTACTTGATTCGCTCGATCCGTCTGGCAAGCACGTCTGACCGATAAGCACTCCGATTAACCAAGCGCCTACGGGTGCTTTTTTTACGCCCGAAAGGTTCGCAATGGACGTTACCCAAATCGCCCTCATGGTTTTAGGAGCAGGGATTGGCGTACTCGGCTGGTTCGCCCGTGTTCTCTACGATGCCACGCAATCGCTACGCAAAGATTTATCGTCGCTAGAGGTTCGGATCAGTAGCGAGT